CCGGCGACGAAGACGAGAGCCGTGAAGAACCCGGTACCGAGAGCGTTACGCAGCATTTCCATCGTCCATCTCCTTGCGCCAGGCTGCGTCGAAGAGCGGGTCGCTGGCCCGGCGGGCAGCGATCAGCTCACGGAGACCCTCGGCCCGCGACGGGTCGAGGGCTGCGGCAGCGAGGTTTGCCTCCTGCACCTTGCGGCGCGGGATCCAGCCGATGGCTGCGCGGATAGCCGCGCCGATGCCGGTCTGGAACAGGATCACTGCCACGCCCACCACAACTACAGCCCCAGCCACCCACTTCAAGAGGGCAGCCCACCAAGGCACCTGATCCTCGACGCCCGGCAGCACGGTGTGGATAGTCGCTGCATTTTGCACAATGGTGTCGGCCCGGCCGACGATCTCGATGGCGTGGGCCTTGACGGTGGGGTTGGCGCTGAGGGATTCGATCCTCAGGGCGGAAGAACGGATGGCGATGGCTTCCGTCTGGGTCGAGTTCGCAGCCTCCGCGATCTGCCTCGACGGGCTGCAGGCCGCTAAAAGCATCAGGAGACCCGCCAGCGCGATCCTCACGGGCGCGACTCCATACGGTCCAGCCTGGCTGAGACGGCCCTGAGGGCATCCTCGTGGCTCTTGTCGTTGGCCGCTCCGAGCACCTGACTCTTCACCAGTTCCTGCGCAATGGCACGCAGCTCGCCCATGTCGCTGTGCAGCCGATCCACAACCGCGTCTCGGCGCCCGAGCGTGACGAAGACCGTGGCGACGCCGATGACCAGGACTCCCAACTGGGCAACGCTGATAGCGGTCGCGAGCGGGAGGGATGTCTGGTGACGTGGTCCGATGGGGGTGGGGCTCATGGAGTACCTCAGATGGTGCAGGCGCCGTCGATGGCGTTTGGCATGGAGAAGCAGAACAGCTGCTTCCCGCTGGCTCGGCGCAGGGCGTACATGATCACGCAGGTATTCGCGGCGATCGGCTGCAGCGTGAATCCAGCCGGGATGGTCGAAATGGTCACGCCGGGCCCGACCTTGGTCGGCGAGGCGCCTGCCTGGCACAGCTCGCACAGGTTGATGGCGTAGGTCGTGGCGTCCGTTCCGTTGGCGCGGCGGGTGGCGGGGGTGACAACCGTGTTGTCATCCTTGAGCACGACCTCCTCCCAGGCGTACCGCCAGCGGGTGGTCGAACCGGTAAGCAGCACGGGGCTCGCCTTGATCTTTGCGATGAACCAGTCGGCCTGCTGCGCCGTGGGTGCCTGGCGTCCCTTGAGCTGCGGGCGGTTGGTTTCGCGCGCCAGATGGCGAACCTGACCCGGTGTCAGCGGGCCAACCTTGCCGGTGCTGGTGGCGCCGAGGCGTGGCATTACGGCAACCAGCTCACCAGACCAGAGAAATCGGTAACGCCCGGGAATGGCTGGCGCCACATGACTTGGCCCGCGTATCTCGGAGAGTCCGGGTTGGCGTCCAGCGTCGCCGCCGTGGTTGTCAGCGACCCGCCCGAAATGATGCCCAGGACCACCTGCTTCGTGCTATCCACCTTCGCGATCTGCCGCAGGTGGTAGTCCCTGTCATAGGCCATCGAGTAGGTGATCTCGTAGGCGTTCGGGCCGACGCGCGAAATCTGCGCGCCGGTGAACAGGAGCGTCCCGGCGCCGCATGTGAAACCGGCGATGGTCACGTTCGTGCTGTTGCGGGTGTTCGTCTGCGACGCAATCGCGGAGAGCAGCGATGACGTGGGCCGACCGTTCATCACGTTGCGCAGCGTGAATCGGATGGTCGAAACAAAGGCGTCGATGGGTTCGCCAGCCTGATCGACAGGCGTGCCGCCGATGTCGCTCTCTCCCGGGGTGTTGATGCTGCCGCCAGACGGGAGCGTGTAGTTGTTCACCCGGAAGGTGGGGACGATCGCGGCGCCGATGTCCATCTCGACCGCCGTGAAGCCAGGCTGATTCTCCGGCGTGATGTCCCTTGCAACTGCGGAAGGAACGTAGGAACTCTGCGCCGATCCAAAGTTCACGGTGAGCGTCCAGGCCATCCCGCCATCCGTGTTGGCCAGCGTGTAGCCGCTGTAGTTCAACTTCGAGAAGCTGGAGGTGCCCGAGCCTGTCCCGTTGAGGTAAGTGCCAAACGAGTTCAGCGCGCTTCCTGTGGTCGCAGCCGAACCAAGCACGGTGGTGAGCGCGGCGCTGCTGATTATCGCTTGGGTGGTCAGAAGTGCACCAGCATCGTCGCGGACGTTGTAGGTGGCCGTGCCGGTGAACTGATCCCGGTCGTACACGACGTTCTGGTTTTGCAGACTGAATACGACGGCCATCAGTTAGCCCTCTGCGCTTCGGCGGTCTTGCGGGTGTTCTCCTCGATGCGGGTCTCGATATCTCGAATCCGCTCAAGGTTTGTAGCCATGCGCTCGCTGCTGTAATCAACGGCGCCAGCGACACGGACGCCGCCCACGGCGGTGCCGATGCTGGAAATGTTGGACGAGCGTTGAATGCTCGCAAGCGTTTCGCCAGCCTCTGCCTGCGCTCTTGCCAGATCCGACTGCAGGCGCTCCATCTCAAGTTCCACCTGCTTCGCGGCGTTCGCCTCTTCGATCTTGCGCTTGCGCTCGTCCTCCATCTCATTCTTGCGCTTCATGCCCTGCTCGATCTCTTCAAGGATCCGCTTCTGGTAGTCGGCGGCGATGTTCGTGGAGCGCATTTGCTCCTGCGCATTTCGCAGGGCATCCTCGATCTCGAAGTGACGCTGCAGTCTGACGCGCTCCTCATCGCTTGTGGCCTTGTTGAGCATCTCGGCCTGCTTCATGTCTCGCAGGAAGTCGCTGTGCGTCTTGTAGATGCCTTCGGCATTCGACTGCCTTTCGCGCTCGATCCGCGCGGTCTCTTCGGCAATCTTCCGGCCTTGCTCTCCGAGTTCGGCCATGCGCTTCAGGTGCTCTTCGGCAGCCTTGGCCTGTGCGGCCTCGGATTCGCTTCCCAAGAGAGCGTTTCCAATCGACTCGCCCAACTGGAACAGGCTCCCGATCAGCGGGATCTGTGTGATCACGTTCTTCAGCGCAGACCCGATGGAGTCAACCACCTGACCCATGTCACGGAACTTGCTGAGATCCAGCGAGTCGATCTCCTTGGCAAGTGCCCGGATGCCCTGGTCAAGGGCGTTCGCGCCAAACAGTCCAACCGCACCCGACATGATGGCCTTGCTGTAGCTGTTGCCGACCTTGTTCAGGATGGCGGCGATGCTCTTGCTCCTAGTAGCCGTGACCTTCTCGGCCTGAGCAAGACCCTTCTCATACTGCGCCCACAGAAGGTTCAGCTGTACTTCCATCTTGGACGAGGCGGCTGCCATTAGCGGGGCTCCTTCTTCATCGTCTTGCGCAGCTGCGCGAGCGCTGCCTCGGGTGTGCTGTCATTCTTCACGAAGGGCATGAAGTCCACGGGCTTGAATGGCTGGCCCTTGGTCCGATGGCAGTTCGCCATGACGCTTGCAACGATCCCGGCCTGCAGATCGCCGCGCTCATCCCCAATGGGGCTGATGGCGTTGAACGCGATCCACTCTGATAGTTCCTTGCTGCTCATGCGTTCGCCTAGTTCCTCGACCGTCATCCCGAGCGCCAGCGCTAGCCGGAACATGAACATGCGTAGCGGGCGCTCCGTCAGTTTCCCTCGGCACGCTCCTGATCCGAGACCCCGATCCCGCTCAACCTGGTCGCGATGTCGTAGAGCCGGTCGATCACGGACGCGGGGAGTTCTCCCATCGCCTCGATGTCGTTGGGGTTGAAGACCCGCTCGCCGTTCTCGTAGACGCACAGCGACACAAGGCTGGCGCGGACGTTGCGAAGGTTCTTGGCCCGTCCGTTGAACAGGCGGGTCTCCCACTCGTCCCGCCCGGCGGCGGTCAGGCCACGCACCTCGACCTGACCGACGCCGGTGATCTCGACGGTCTCCGAAGGGACCGACGCCCGAAGGGCAAAGAATCGCTCTCGAAGGTTGCTCATGGATCAGTCCACGTCGGTGAAGGTCACGGCACCAGACCACTTGATCGTGATGCTGGCGGTCACGGCCGCGTCCAGCGATGCCTTCACGGAGAAGTTCGTCACCATGCCGATGCCGCTCATCGTGGCGCCCTTGTTGGCGGTCGATCCAAACTCCACCAGCCAGGACAGGTTGACCGGTGCAGTCGTGCCAGCGGTCACGTCGAGCTGGTCGATGATGGTCGCCTGCTGGGTGTCATCCGGGTCGAGGTTCACTTCGAGGCTGATGCTGCCGGAGTCGATCAGGCCGGGAACAAACTTCCTGAATCGGTCTGTGATGTTCGTGATCTCGACAGGGTTGAGGGTCATCCCGTCCACGTTCATCGACAGGATCTCGCCGACCGCAAGGGTCGGTGCCAAGTACGCTCCCGATGACAATGGGCCGACCTTCAGGGTCGATCCGAAACTGGTGAATGCTGCCATGTGCTCTCCTTATGGAACAGGACCCGTTGGGTCGGTGATGGTTACTGGTGACACAGCCGGGCTCCGATAGGTGCACTCGGCCTGGACAGTCGTGATGTGCGTCTCGGGCTCTGAACCCTCGGCGCCAAGGTCGTACTCGGTCTCGGCGCTAATCACTCGGATCTCGAACACCTGCGTGGTTCCGCGGCCGGTTCCAGCCGCGCCGTGAAGGGCGACCCGCACGTCCTCAGCGAGGAGGCGACTGGTTTGCAGGGTTGCCGCGAAGCAGTCCACGGTGACATTCATGCGGCGCAGGCGATCGGTGCGGCCGATGCTGGGGCTCACGTCCCGGTCGTTTGCGAACGTGATCACGATGGCTGGCAGGGCCGTAGCCGGTCGATACGAGGCATAGATACGGGTGGACACCCGCGCCGTGATTGCGGCGCTTGAGGTCAGTGCGTCACGGACGACAGCGGCGACGATGGCGCTCATGCTGCCTTCCTCAGAGTGCCGCGCTGCTTTGCGTTCAGCAGATAGATGTGTGCCTGCAGGCTGATCTTCAGCCGCTGAACAAACGACGAAAGCACGCTGCCCTGTACCTCACCCGCAAGCATCTTGCCCAACTTGTTCCAGCCGACATAGGGGCGGGTCTTGCCGCGGCCGCGGTCGATCAGGTGCAGGCCAGGGTTCCAGATCTTGACGCGGGCGAAGGATCCGTTGTTCTGCGGGAAGACGCCCCACTTCAGACCGAACGCACTGCGACCCGTGATGGGGGTCTTCAGCAGCTGGCGGATCATGAAGAGGCGGCTGTACTTGACCGGCCTGCCGCGCTTGTTGCGGCGCCAGCGGTGCTGGAGCGCTCGCTCTGGCGTTTCGTTGTCGTGCTTGCCGACGATGTTGTAGATGAGCACGAGCAGACGATTGTGGATCGGCTCGACAGCCTTGACCTGCAGATCCTTCAGCGTCTTGTGCAGCGCCTTGGGCTTCATCTCCTGCAGCTGCTTGACGATCGCATCGACGCCATCGATGTTCGCCTTGAAGGACATCATGCGATCACCTGCCTGCAGACGATGTCCATGTACTCGCGGCGTTCTTGCCAGTTGATCACGCTCACCACGTCCCAGGAGGTGACGGACATGCCAGCCGTGTTTGCGACGGTGCGCAGGCGGCACTTGTGCGTGATGTCCGGGTGCCACCTGGCGCGAATACGGTGGGTGATCACCTGATTCATCTGGCGGTGGTTCATCTTCTCGTCTGCGCTCGCCTCGTTCACGGCAGCGAAGACGGTCGCGACCACGGCATAGGTGCTCGTGGACTGCCCGTAGGCGTCCGTCGACTCGGTGGGCGTCATCACCTCCAGCGGCGTTCGCATGTAGCCCGGGTTCACTGATAGTCCCCCGAGTGGTACTGCACGATCAGGCGCTCGACGGTTCGCGGGATCTCGTGGAGCTGCGCCGGTCCGACCGCCGTGCGGTTCTCGTACATGTGCGTCGCCTGCAGGAGCACGGCGTGGTCAAGAGCCACCGGCACGCTGGCCGCAGTGGCGCCGTACCCGGCCACGAAGTTCACCGTCACGTCCAGGGCGCCTGTGCCAAGGGTGGTCGGCCAACTGGACCCGGTGCGCAGCACCACTCGGCCGACGCCGTTGACGCTGTAGACGTGGTAGACGCTTGAAGCCAGCGTCTGCGTGGCGCCTGCGGTGTCGGTGTAGGTCACGCTGGTGACGCTCGACAGCGGCGACCGAGGCAGGATGATCTCGCCATCCGCCGGGAAGCCTTCGAGCTGATAGGCAAAAGAGCGGTTGATGAGAGCCCGGCGGGTCTCGGCCTCGATCACCTGGGTGGCGCTCAGGATGAGCGTGGCGATGTAGGCATCGTCCTGGGTGTGGTAGATGCGGGCGTGGGTCTTGAACTCAGCCGCAGTCACCACGGCCGCGGTGGCGCCGTTGTCGGTGAGATTGGTGCGCAGGCCCTCGGTCACGGCTTGGCTCCCTTCTTTACGGCGCGGCAGCAGTCAGGCTTGACGCACGCCCGGGGCTCGGCCTCGTAGCGCTCGGCAAGGCCCGTGGCGATCAGTTCCGTGGCGGTGCGATCGTCCACGTCCAACACCTCGCCGACAGCATGTACGTCGCGCGTGTCCGCATACGCCTGGATGACCTTGACCTTCGGCATCTTTGAAATCCGCCCGGGGGGTTTCCCCCCCGAGCGGTGTGGGTTTCAGTCATGTTTCCGATCAGGTGGCCGGAGCGAGGAGGTAACGGAACGCCTCGGTCTGGGTCAGGGTGATGTCCACGCGGTTCTGGGCGAGGAAGCCCGTCTGGTTGGAATCCGCGTAGCGCTCACGCAGCACCTTCAGGGTGTAGCCCGAGCGCTCTCCGATGACGCAGTAGTCGAACGCACCAGCGATGCCGATGACGGCGCCCGCGGCGATGCTGTTGACATAGGCGCTGGCGTAGACCGGGATCCCCATGATCCGATCCGGCTCTCCCAGCATGCCCGAGGGCTGCCAGAAGTAGCTGACCGTGCCACCGACCGAGCCGAGCTTGCGGATCATGCCAAGCACAGCGTCGCTCGTCACGATCGCGCAGCTCGGGTGCATGCGGTACTGGCGGGGGATCGAATACACCCAGTCAATCACGTTCGCATGGGTCAGACCAGGGGTGGCAACGTTGCCGCCCATCGTCGCGCCCGTGCTGACGGTGGTGTTCGTGCCGGTGGTGTAGGTGAGGATGCCGCGGGGATTCGCGCCGGTGTTGTTGCCAGTCAGGAACCCGGACTCTTCGACCTCACCAAACTTGCGGGCGAACTGCTCCGTGAGGATCGACTCGATCGAGAAACCGGGGCCACGAGCGGGCGCGTCTTCCATCAGCTCGTTGGAGACGAGGCTGAGACCAGCCAGGCGGCGGGGCTGAAGGACGCGATTGACGAACGTGCCGGTGTTCTCGGTCGGGGCGCTGCCTTCGGCGATGAATGCCGCGTTCGGCAGAGCGGTCTCGAACGCGATCTCACGCTTCCAGCTGCCGAGCGGCAGGACGCGCGAGATCTTGCGCAGGGCGACGATGTTCTGCAGACGCTTCGCGAGCTCGTTGTGGAACTCGGTCGGGGGCAGCACGTCGCCCGAGCCAGCCGTGCCCTCGCTGAGGGCGCGCATCTCGGACACCGGGGTGTGCTCGCCGCGCTTGAGGTAGGTCTCGTAGGCCTTGACGTACTCGTCGCTGCAGCGGAAGTCGCCGAAGCGGGGGGCCCGCTGGGCGGTCTCACGAGCCGCGGGAGCGCGACGCATCTCGGGGGCGTCGGGGCCGACATCCACGAAACCCGTCTCGCGGTCCTTCGCCGCCAGCGCCATCAGCTGGTGGTTCTTCTCGATCACGCCCTGGACGCGGCGGTACTCGGCGTCGAGGCTGTCGAAGGTCTTGGTGTCATCGGCCGAGAGATCGCCACCGGCCTGGTTGGCCTTCTCGATCAGCTCGCTCATCTGGCGGTAGCGGGCGTCGTTTTCGGCCCGCAGCTTCTTGTAGCTGTCCATGTTCAATTCCTCTGCGGCTTAGCCGCGCTGGATTCCGTATCCCGCGTTCACGTCGATCAGCGCACCTGCGCATCGAACCGACACGATGAACGCGGCTTCATTCGTGGCGGCAAAAGTCTCATTCACCCGAGTCACACTGATTCCGTTACCTGCAAATGCAAGCAGGTACTTGGAAAGGTCAACCATGAGGACAAGCGCTTCGCCCGGCTGAGGGCCCGTCGTTCCCGGAGAGGCGACGTTTCCGGACAGATATGCCGGAGACAAATCCCGCAGAATCATTGGCCTTCCAAACAGGTTTGCTGGATTCATTGTCAACAGCGTCGATGAAGTGACTGCAGAGCCAAAGATCGGCGCTCCGAAAGAGCCAGCGCTCGATCTTGTCATCTGGGCGTTCACGATCACGGTTGACTTTTCCCAATAGATTGGGTGCAACCGGTCACCGTCAATCATTCCAAGCGTCGCTGACAGAAACGTTCCTCCGGCAGAGAACGTTGCGCTGGAAACGCCCATCACACTTGTTCCAGTGGGCAGTCGGCTGTACCGCTTCAACGTATTCACGATGCCGTGGCACGCATCAGAGCCTGCGGTGCTGGCCGTGCCCGCAGTCACGCTGTCATCCTTGTTGCCGACCAGGATCTGACGAGAGAGTTCCCGTTTGATGTCGTGAGCAGCCTGTCGAACAATCAGATTCTCGACACTGGCGTCGCCCCTGTGCGCCGAATCCTCGACCAGTTCCTGAGAAGCCCGCACCATCACGCTGATGCGCTTCAGGGTGAACGTGGACGATCCGGTTCCGGTGTTGCTCGTGCCAGGATTCGTCAGGGTTGGAACGGTCACGGTTGTCTGGCCGCTAGCCGTCGCGTCAATCAGTGTTCCGGCTTCGCCGGGGTTCTTCTGAACGCTGAAACCTCCAGCAGAGCTGGGCGTGATGATTGGCTGATTGAAGGTTCCGGTGACTCCGTAGACCTTGCTCACAGCACCGACGATTGCGTCGTCTCCGATTTCTTCCATGAAAGTGTTTGAGAACGTGGTCGGAAACAGCACCGCGCCACCGGTGGCGCTGCCTTCGCTGAGGGCGCGAGCTTCGGTGTCGGTCAGGCCCTTGTGGCCCTTTGCCAGGTAGTTGCGGAACAGGCTGCGGTATTCCTCGCCGCCGCGGTCCAGGATTGATTTGTCAGCCATCGAAGTCTCCGGTTGAGCGCTGCGACGGGCCAAAAAAATGGCGCACTGCCGCAGCGGTTGGGGGGTTCAGTTCCAAACGCCTGCAGGCCAGTGCGCCACGAGGGCTGTCACGGAGGCTTGCCTCGCTTGCAGTCGGATCGCACTAGGCGATGGCCCGCTGCTTGCGGTGCTATTCGATTAGGAGGCATTCTCACACGCCAGAATGCCTCTGCAAGACCCCATCACATCGGCGGGGCCAGTCGCAGGGTCCGACGCACCGGATCGCTCTGGGCGGCTTCCCGGGCCTCCACGCTGGTCGTGGGGTTGGCTGGGAAGGTCACGAGCGACAGCTCCAGCAGGTCGGCGTCGAGGATCACCCGCACGGGCTTCCCGTCACCCTTCTCGTAGCGCTCATCGCGCACCATGAACCCGAACGAGCACTGGCTCACCACGCCGCTCTCGACCAGCGCGTGGGCCTCGCGGGCGGTAGCGGTGTCAGGCAGGGTGGCCTCGAAGCCGAGGCCCTTCTCGTCGGTCCAGATCCGCAGGTTGCCAGCCCGGACTCGGGCCAGCGGCTTGCCGGTGTCGTGGTTCCACAGCAGGGCGATGTCTCCGGCGTCCTCAAGGGCCCGGTCGAACGCCTTCGGGTCCACGCGCTCCATCTCGCGGCCCATGTCGTAACTCTCCCACGTCACCGCATAGCCGCGCACCTTCAGGTCGGCGGCGTTGCTGAGCGTGCCAAGGGCACGGGTTTCAGGCTTGTGCATTGTTGTCCTCCAGAATGGGTTCGTTGAGCACTTCGATCCGCACCAGGTCGAGCAGCTCGGTAGCCGCTGAACCCGGGAGCGTGTTCCAACCAGCCAGCGAATCGCTCAGGTGTCCGATTTCGCCGACACTGCGACGCAGGTGTCGAGCGTGGCGCACGAGCGCCTCGTCGAGCACCTTCACCGCCTTCGCCTCGTCGCCGAGCAGGCGACCCAGACCGGCCACCACGTCGCGCAGGTCGGCGTCAAGGCAGTCGATGGGGGGTGCCCACTTGTCGAGCTTCGCCTGCGTGCGCTGCTTGAGCAGGTACTCGCTCACCCGGGTGAGGTGCCGCTTGTAGGCGCCCTCGACCGCAGGACGCACGGCTGCGATAGCCGCGGTGCGATGGGCCGCCGCAAGCAGCTCGCGGGCGCGCTCGGTCTGCTCCTCGGCGTCCTCGGCGTCGATGTCCACGCTTGCTGGCACCTCCTCGACCTCCTCGGGCTCAAGGTCCTCGGACGGCGGCACGGAAGGGGCCGTCGGCTGCTGGAAGCCTGGCGTTGCGGTGTTGAGCGGTACGCGGATCTGGTCGCCGCCATCGACAGCCTTGAGCCCCTCTCGTGCGCGGGCCTCGTTGACCGTAAGAACACCGTTCGTGATGCCTACCGCGTAGGCGCCGAATCGAGTGCTCATGTCAGCCCGCAGCAGGCTGTCGAAGTTGATGCGGGTGCAGTACGGCTCGCCGCGCATGATCAACTTGCGCGCCGCCTCCTGCTCCAGCCTTGATGCCCACGATGCCAGCGCGTGCTTGACGAACTGAGAGTCACTCTGTTCTGCTGCGTTGTATGACGTGCTGTCGGTGTCGCCGATCTTGTGGGCAGGCACCTGAAACATCGCCGCGATCTGCTGGCGGCAATACTTGCGCATCTCGATCAGGTCGTTGTCCTTCATCGAGTTCGTGATGGGCTTGTATTCGAGCCCGTCTTCGAGCACGGCCACGCGGCCAGCCCGGCTGGCGCCGCCGTGGGCAGCCTGCCACGCCTCGCGCAGGCGCTTCGATGCGTCCGGGCTCAGACGCCCAGGCATCTTGAGCGTGCCCGCTGGGACTGCGTTGTTCGAGATGAACCGCGTGATGAACTCGGTGATCTCCAACTCCAGAGCGATCACGTCGCGCATCAGGTGAATCGGAGGCACACCGAGCACGCCATCGAAGGTGGTGGCGCCAACGACGTGAAACATGTCGTAGGCCCGGAATCGGCGCATCGCCTTCTCGGCGTTGCTGCCCGTGTACTTGCCAGTCCAGACCTGGTAGTAGGGCTGGTTCTGACCGTCGCGGTAGACCGCAACGTAGTCAGGTCGCAGGGGCTCCAGCGAGACCGGGCGCCCGGTCGCATCGCGGTAGATGTACGAGTAGTGGTTCCCGGTCAGCAGCACGTCGCTGATGACCTTCTCGCGCCATTGCAGAGCGCCGACATCCTCGTTCACCTCGTAGTTCAGCAGGCTGTAGAGCGGGTGATTGTTCTCCGCGATCTTTCCATCGTCGGTCTCCTGCAGCACGTCCCACGGGAGGCTGGCGATGCTTGATGCGATCAGTCGCACGCAGGCGTAGACGCTCGGGCTCTCCAGCGCTCTCGCGGGCGTGATGGCCTCGCCGGTGTACGAGTACGACTGAACGTAACTCTGCACGGCGCCGCTTGAGGATTGCCCGATCGGTACGGTGTCCTCGAAGTCAGAGCGCGGTGGGGTGGGGCCGAGATAGCGGCGCACGATGTCGATCAGACCCATTCGATGTTCCTTTCCTCGTAGACGCTTGGGCCGGTCTCGGTCTTCTGGTGCAGCCAGGTCGCGAGAGCGGTGACGAGAGCCGCGAGCGGGTCGATGCGCTCGGTGCTCGATGCCTTGGATGGCTTCACGTTTCCAGCCGGGTCGATGTCGAGCACGCAGTTCGACACGGCCCAGGTGAGCAGGTGGTTGTCGTTGTGTCGAAGCTTGCGGCCGAGCACGAGCGCTTCGATGCGCTTGGCTGGCTCGCTCAGGGTTCGGTAGCCCTGGCGTACCTCGATCATGGGGACGCCCTCGGCGAAGAGCTGCGACGCCAGTTGCGTCGCGCCCCACGGGTCGTAGCCCACGGCTTTGACCTGATAGCGCTTCACCAGATCGCGGATCTTGTGCCCGATGAAGTCGTAGTCCACGACCGAGCCCGGCGTCGGCTGCAGCCATCCCTTGGCGGCCCAGACCTCGTAGGGCGCGCGGTCGCTGCGGCTGCGCCGCCTGATTCCGTCCTCGGGGCACCACGACCAGGACAGCACATCGACCGACCCGTCCGCGAGCGGGAAGCACAGGCTCAGGCTCGACAGGTCCGTTGTGGTCGAGAGGTCAAGGCCCATCCAACACTCGCGCCCCAGCAGCGCATCAGGGTCGCACCCGCTCGAATAGCAGTCGTTCCACGAGTCGGCGCTGATCCAGACTTGCCTGCTCTCGGTCCACTGGCACAGGTAGAGCTGCCGGAAGGCGGTCTCGTAGGAGGGCAACTCCTTCGCCTTGGAGCACTCGGACGCGAGGAAATCCTCGGACACCGTGATCCCGAGCGACGGGTTCGCCTTGCGCCACACCTTCGGGCTCTTCCAGTCATCATCGACCGGCGCGCCAAACAGCACCGGCATGAACTTCGGGTCCTCGACCACGCCCGAGCGCACCTTCTCCGCGTAGTCGTGCAGTTCCCAGCACAGGCTGTTGCGGTCATGCCCGGCGGTCGTGATCGAAACCCGCAGGGGCTGCTGGCGGGCGCCCATCGAAGTCACCATCGCGTCGTAGAGGTCTCGATCCGGGAACGTGTGCACCTCGTCAAAGACGATGCAGCTCGCGTTCTTGCCGTGCTTCGTGCCTGCGTCGCTCGACAGGATTTCCAGCTTCGAGTTGCCGAAGGTGATCACGTTGCGGAACACCTCGACGCTCTTTGCGAGCGCCGCGTTCGACTGCACCATCTGCCTGCATGCGTCGCCGACGATCGCGGCCTGGTCGCGGGCGCTCGCGCAGCAGTAGACCTCGGCGCCCGGCTCGCGATCGCACAGCAGCATGTAGAGCGCGAGCCCGGCTACCAGTGTGCTCTTGCCGTTCTTGCGCGGCACCTCGATGTAGGCGTCGGTGAAGCGCCGCGTCCCGTCGGCCTTCTTCCAGCAGAGCAGGGCACCCAGCAGGTCTCGCTGCCACGGCAGCAGGGAAAACGCCTTACCAGCCCACACACCCTTCTGGTGCGTCAGCAGGCCGAAGAAAGTGTCCAGGCGCTGCAGCTCGTCCACATCGAACCAGTCGCCCTTCGCGGCGGTGGCCGAAGCACTGAAGCCCGCAACAGGTGCGAGCCTAGGCCGTCTTGGGTTTGAGGAGCGCTTCGATGCCCGAGGCATCCCCCTTCGACTTTCCTGAACCCAC